TAATTTCTCCAATCGCAATCTCACCCATCATTGGAGCAATCGGCGCTTCACTGATCTTTGGTGGCGTAGCAGACCTATTAACGCCAACGCCCAAGATGCCCAACGTCAAAGGCGGTGGCTTGGGTGGCGGTTCTAGTGCAACTTCAGGTCGCTCTCAAGAGGAGCAGCTGAACAGCTTTGCTTTTGATAAGTCGAACGCGAATACAGTGCAGGGAGACGTGGTTCCTGTTCTTTACGGTGAGCGCATCATTGGTGCGTTGCCAGTTCTGAGCTTTGGCCTTGAATTGCAGAATTACTTGTGATGGACGATCAAACTCAAACAAGCAACTTAGAGGTCAGAGGTGCTGGTGGTGGTGGCGGTGGAAAACAAACCGTCAACCAAACCGTCAATCAAACGGTTGTTGTCCAAAATCCATCAAGACAGCCAGTAATTGCAACAAACAATTTATTTTCAGTTGCTTTTGCAAAAACAGTTTATGCAACAAGCGAGGGCGTACTTGAAGGTTTTCCTAATGGCATCAATAAGGACGTTTACCTTGATGGCGTTCCAATTCAAAACCCAGATGGAACAAACAATTTTGATGGTTTTACTCTTGACTCAAGGCTAGGCGAAGACGAAACACAAACGCCTATTAATGGATTTAGTACAACTGAGAATACTGTTGGCGTCAATGTAAACGTCACGCAGGCTTCTGGCGCGATTACAAGAGCAATTACAGACACGGACACAGAGCGTTGCCGGGTAATTATTGCCCTCCCTGCTTTACAAGCTCAAAACCAAAGCAACGGTGATGTTTCTGGCACAAGGGTTAAGTTTAGGATTGAGGTTAATTCAAACGGTGGCAGTTATACAACGATCTCTTCGCCAACTATTAGCGGAAAATCAAACAGCGAATTTCAACGTGCTTATGAGTTTGACCTGCCCGGCGCAGGCCCTTGGAACGTACGACTTACAAGACTGACATCTGACAGTAGTGGTGGTGGCCTTATCCAGAACACAATCAATTGGCAAAGCTTTGTCGAAATTATTGAGGAAAAGTTTGCTTATCCAAATACCGGTCTTATTGCGTTAAAGGTTGACGCAAGGCAGTTCAACACGATCCCTGATGTATCAGTGAAGCTTCGCGGTAAGCGTGTTCAGGTTCCTACCAATTATGACGCTGCAACTCGTACTTACACGGGGTTGTGGGACGGAACGTTTCAGATGGCATGGACCGATAACCCTGCTTGGATTTTTCGTGACATTGTTCTAAACGAACGCTTTGGTGTCAAGCGTTATATCAATTCTATTGCGATTGACCCTTGGTATCTTTATACCGTTTCTCAGTATTGCGATGAGCTTGTTCCAAACGGTAGCGGTGGAACGGAGCCTCGTTTTACTTGCAACGTCTACTTGCAAAATCCGGGTTCGGTTTATCAAGTTCTTAATTCGCTTGCCTCTTGCTTCAGGGGTTTGCTTTACTACAGCGAAGGCGAGCTTTATTTAACGCAGGACCGAGAGCAAGGCGTAGTTCAGCAATTTAGCGAAGCCAATGTTATCCAAGACGTAGCAGAAAACGGAGAGGTTCAATCGCCATGTTTTAGCTATACGGGTTCAGCAAGGTCAGCGCGTAAGACCGTAGTTTTAGCGAACTGGGATGATCCAACCCAGGTTTACTCAAGCGTCACAGAGTATCAGCAAGATGATGAGCTACTAGACAAGTTTGGGTATAACCCTGTTGATCTTCGCTTGATTGGCGTTACATCTCGCGGTCAAGCTTTACGAGCTGCCAAGCATACGCTTTTCAGTGACAGGTATGAAACAGAAAAGGTTAGTTTTCGCATTGGAGCGGAAGGGATTGCGGCTGGCGTTGGTGAGATCATCAAGATTGCTGACCCATTGAAGCAAGGTCAACGCTTAGGCGGTCGAATTGTAGCTGTTGACGGAAACTCTATTACTGTCGATGCAGTTTTAACGTTATCGCCTGGAACTGATTACACGTTGACTGTTGTAATCCCTGAAGGGGAGACGGTTACCAACAATGATGGCTCGATAAAAGTAAGTCCAAAGCTAGAAGTTTTAACTGTCGTTAGTTCCGCTAATACTGGCTTTGAAATCACAGAGGCCAATCTTTTAGCTCAGGATTCCGATGAGCTTTTGACACAAGCCAGTGATAATTTAATTGCGCGATATATCAGCAGCGACGGAACCACAACTAGATTTGAGGTCAACTCAGCCGTACCAACACAGAACGGCGCTTTATGGGTTCTTGAGTGGACATCGATGAAGGCTGCGACTTATCGCATTATCTCGATTTCAGAAGTTGAGTCTTTGATTTATCAAGTCGAAGCTATTCAATACAACAGCAGCAAGTATGGTTATGTTGACAACGATTTGCCGGTCGCAATACCAAAGGATCGTTTTACGCTTCAACCCGTTGGCGAGCCAACAAATTTCAGTGCCATTCTTGAATATTCAAACGGCCAAACATCAATTCAAGCTTTATGGCGTGCCCCGCAAGTAAATAATTCAGCTGATCTTCTTGTACGAGGTTACCGTTATCAATGGAGGAAGGTTGATGATACGGAATGGTCGGACATTGTTCGATGGGAAGCGACATCCGTTGAGATTCCCCTTTCTGTCCATACGTTTGGCAACGCCTATCAAGTTCGTGTGTCAGCGGTCAACCGTCTAGGTAGTCAGTCTGATTGGGTTGTTTATGACGTTGATGCTTTTGCTCCTATCCCTGATTTAAGTGATGTTGCTTTCGGGGCAACCGTTACACATGCCAACCAACCAGATGGCACCCAGCTAATCATTGTTGATTCTGGAACGTGTCCAATTCTGCCACGAATTAGTGGTTTCAAGTGTTGGGTGAAGCCTCGCAACTTGTCTTCAGGTGAAATTCCTGGAGTTAAACCACCTGGCGACGATGGTTGGTATTTCTTGGCTGATATTCCGTTAACTGGTTATTACACCGTTGCATTTCACGCTCCAGACACTTATGACGTTCGCGTCAATTTCACAAGTTCAATTTTTGGAGAGAATCCAGCTGATTACATTTACGACCTTGTGGAGCGTGATGAGATTGCACCGCCAACTCCTGGTAATTTTAGTGTTGTTGAAAATCAAAATAGCAGCGGCAAACGTTTCAGCTGGCAGTTGCCCACAACGGAATATGGCAGTTGGGATCAAGGGCTTGTCGCTGACGTTGTGAGCTATGAGGTTAAGTACAAAAAAGGAACGCTAGCGTTAAATATTATTGAATTTGAGATTGCGACCGATCTTGTTACAGTTAAAACCTCAACAGTGATTGGCACTAGAACCAACCAGCATTTGCTGAGTATTGGCGATGAGATTGTATTTGCCGCTTCTTCTGGATCGCTGCCTACTGGGGTTGTTTCTGGAACGACTTACTTTGTTGCAAGCGATGGCTTCACAAGTACAGCCTTCAAAATTAGTGCAACAAATGGCGGTGCTGCAATTAACTTTACTGGCACTGCAACTGGAACGTATAACGTTTCAGGCCCAGTAGATCTAAAAACTCGACTAGATGTTACTGCGACTTGGGGTGCTGGTATTGAGCTTGCCTCTGGCGGTTTGCCTGCCCAGCAGCAATGGTTTGAGACAAGTTTGTTTGACGCTGGCACCTATGTGGTGATGGTGAAGTCAGTGGATGCAACGCAATGGCGTGCAGATCTTCCAGCGTATGTGTTGGTGAACATAGGCGCTCCACCAATTAGCAATGCAGTGCAGTCAATTGATGCAAAGAACGCACCAAGCAATAATTGGCCTGGAACGTATGACAACTGTTCTGTTAGTGGCGGAGGCTTGGTTCAAACAGATGCAACGCTTGACAGCTATTTTACTTGGAATTTTGACAACAATAATCTTGAAAGCGCATTGCTGTTTTCCACGACTTCAACTGCGACTTATTCACATTCACTGGTTGCGTTAACGGGTCAAGCAACTGAGCTAACGCAAGAGGATGATTTTGATCTCTTGCAAGAAAACGATGATCGAATCTTGGCTGAACAACGGTATTATTCGCCAACAGAATTAGCAG